GAAGCATTATCTTGACTACGCTGACGCATAATCATAGTGCGAATTAAAACGCGAGCGTTATTAGCAGTACCAATAGGAAATTGAAGACGATAATATCCTCTAATTACAATTTTCTTTAGAGTAATCTGATTTCCAACTCGTTGAGATTCATCAAGTCCTTGGGGAATTGAAGACAAAATTTGAATTATATTAGTAGTACGATTGCCAGCAGTGACACCCTCACGGACATCAGATACGATATGAGAAATAGGATCACCTATTTTCATTTCTCTTTGTGTATTGAACACAGACAACACACGCTTAGCAAACGACATTTTAGGCTTTTTAGAAACCTTACGAGCATACTTACGATTTTTACGAAAAACCTTCGGCATTTTTATATATACTATTAAGAAAATAATTTTCTCTCTACGTTCAATTTCCTAAATATATAATATATACGTATCTTATAAAATGGCCTCCTCAGATTTAGAGATATTAGAGACGGAGGAAGGGGGTAATACTATTATCCCTTCCTCCACCAAGAAGCAGCTTTGCCAGCATCTCCATCACACTTTTACTTGGAATAATTATCCTATTGAAGCAATAGAGATATTAATAGCTTTATTCAATCATATTTCATATGACTATGTTTTTCAAGAAGAAAAAGGTGAGAGCGGAACTCCTCACTTACAGGGAATAGTATCCTTGAAAAAGCGTATGAGATGGAGCGAATTTGGTCTGCCAAAAGATATTCATTGGGAAGTAGTTAAACACGTGCCGCTTTGTTATGAGTATTGTAGCCGAGCTAACAAAAGATTTGGTAACTGTTGGTCACTTACATATCCCATACCTAGTAAATTGAAAATCTTGGACGAAAGCCAATTTACAGACTGGGAAAAAGATGTTGTTACTCATATAAAAACAGAACCCGACGATAGGACCATATGGTGGTTATGGAGTGCGAATGGTGGTATTGGAAAATCTTCATTTTGTAAATACCTTGCTTATACATTCAATGCCGTTCTATGCGGCAAAGGACAGTATAGCGATATAATTAATATAATGTTTAAAGCTGATATGAATAAAACTAATGTTGTCGTTTTTGATTTGCCACGCAACAGCGGAAACAAAATTTCCTACTCTGCTTTAGAAGCCATTAAAAATGGCCTCATAGTTAACACAAAATACGAAACAGGCTCTAAACTATTTAATTCTCCTCACATAATCGTCTTCTCTAATATGCCGCCGGAATTGGAGGCAATGTCGGCGGACAGGTGGGTGGTGCGGTGCTTAGACTAAATCTGCTAAATAAGTATTAAGTATTTAATAATTATTTATTTATTGAACATTATTGGGTTTTCTTGTTGAGTGAGAAGTGTATCCTAAAATATCATCGTCATCTGAACTCCTATCGTGTTCAACTGACGCTCTCCCTTTTCGGTCTCTCAACAGGGTGAGAGAGACCTCAAAAGTCAATCGTCATCTGAACCCTCAGGGTTCTAAATGCCTTCTTTGTGAGGTCTATCTGTTTAAGCATCGTAAAAATATGGAGTACAAGTTACGTTAAAGCCCACAAGTGAGGCTCCTAACGCTACATTACTTCCTAAAGCAGAGGCTGAATGAGCTAGGAAATATGGAAAATCTTCGGGATCAACTGCCCCACTAGTACGGTAGTTTAAAGTTTTGCCCTTTCCAAACGTCATAGTATAATTAAGAAAGAAATAGGTTCCATCTGTGCCAAGCGTTGAGGTACCATCTAGTTCAGCAGTCATTATTCTTTTCATTTGTTTCTTTACAATGAAACTTTCTTTATTTACAGGAGTGTTGAAATCTGCGATTGCACCAGTATAGGACCGAGAAGGTTCTAAAAGATTATTATAATTCATTGGCTGTATACCATTAACAATTAAGGAAGCATTATCTTGACTACGCTGACGCATAATCATAGTGCGAATTAAAACGCGAGCGTTATTAGCAGTACCAATAGGAAATTGAAGACGATAATATCCTCTAATTACAATTTTCTTTAGAG